ACCAAAAATTTCTTTATATATGTTGTCAATATATTGAGTCATTTTTTCTTCAAAATTCTTTTCAACCCACATTATTTATTCTTCCCTTGATTATATCTATATATTTTTTTTCTTTTTCAATTAAAATACAGTTTTTATTTAATTCTTTGCAAATAACCCCAGTTGTGCCACTTCCGGCAAAGCAATCTAAAATTAAATCATTTTCAATACTGCCAGTTTCAATTATTCTTCGATATAACTCTTTTGGTTTTTGTGTAGGATGAAATTTGCCCTCTTTAAAATTACTCTGAGGAATTGCAATTTCCCAAACATTAGATTGTATTTCTCCATATTCAGTAAAATTTAATTTATCCGCATTTTTACCATATAAATATAAGATAGATTCATATTGATATCTATATTTTTTTTTATTTGACATTTGATTATTATTACGTTTAACCCAAATTATCTCGTTGCCAAATATAAAATTATAAAAATTATTTTTTTTCAAAATATTATATAAATCAAATTTAAAATCACATGGAAAACTTATATATAATCTACCTGTATTTTTAATCTTTGGAATAACTATATTTAACCATTTTTCGGTAAATATTAAAAAGTCATCATATGATTTAAAAATATCCCATTCAACCTCTTTATTTAAAACAAAATATGGTGGATCAGTACAAAGCAAATCAATTGAATTATCTTTTACCTGATCAATTAAAGAAAATAAATCACCTTCTAGTAATTTAATATTTGATGGAATTTTTTTATTTGCTGATTTTTTTATTTTTTCTTCATTTTCTTTTTTTCTTTCATCTTTTTTAATGTTTTCATATGCCTTATTTACTGTTATTTCACCATTTTTTAGTTTGTTTTTTATTTCTTTATTCGCTTTTTCTTCTATGTGTTTTACTTTGTTTAAAGTATTATGTCCAACATTAAAAGTTTTGGCGGCTTGTTTTTGACTATCGACACATTTCACCTTTTCGGGTGAAATGTCAGACCTATTCCCCTGATTTAATTTACCTTTAATCTTAAGTATTTCTTGTAATTTTAATGCTAAAATGCCTCTGTCATAAATACTTAAATTTCTACGTCCGGCTTGATTATTTATCATCCACTCAACAACATCAACCCTAGTATCAAAGCTCATATATTCAATTTCATATTGTATATTATTTTTCTGGGCTATTTTAAATCTATTATGACCATCAATAATTATATTTTCACCTGACCAAATTTTTATTGAATCTTGTATGCCATGCTCTTTGCAATTTTCTTCTAACTGATTAAATTCTTCATCAGTTAATCTAGGTATTAATTTTTCAAATTCATTGTCAATTTTTATTTTCATAATCCCTCCAAAATTAAAAAAGCTTTATTTTTATGCCAAAGTTCCCACGCTCGACATAAAAATAAAGCTTATTATTATCTAAGAATTTTGTATTGGCGTGGGTTCAATACAAAATTCTTAGAACTAAAAATATTATATCTTAAATTTAAAATAATTTCAACTTTTTACCACTTATTAACTTGTCTATTACTACTAGGCACCAACTCAACGTCTTTCAAACTTCCCCTACCATGTATCATAATCATAGCAACACAACAAGCGTCTAGAATATTAGGAGACTTGCCCCCAGGCTCAAACTCCAAAAATTCATTTTCAAATAGTTTGTGAGCCTTATTTATCCAAAATCTTTTAGTCTCGCAGTATACACTAAAAGATTCTATCCTAGTAGCCTTGCTTTGTGTGCCGACGTTAACTGGCATTATTGGCGGTAAACTGCCTAATATAAATGCTTGTTGTGCTAATACTCTCTGATATTGAACACTTTCAACACCCATTTTGTGTGGCTTATATTTTCTATTATATCGGTCAACTAGTTTTAATTGTTCTGGAAATGTTAGCCAATCCTCAAATTCTTCTATCAGATATGCCTTAACTCCATCAAATCCAATAACAGCTAATCCAAACTTATCTTGTCGCTTGCTTTCTGCTGTTGTTTTGTCGTCAGCAACTGCCGGGTCAATGCCTATATATATTTTTAGCCTCGGAGGCATGTTATCATAATAGTTTAACCAGTTGGGATCTAACAATTTTGCTGAAATTGATTTTCTATCATTTTGCATTACTTTGTTGAACTTAATTGTACCGATAGAGTCTTTTTTTGCCAATACTCTTGACAAAGGCCATTGCTCCGGCCACAAAGTTGTTATTTGATCTGAGTCGAGAGCCGACAAATGCACATAGGCATATTCGTTTTTATCTGAAAGAACACATAATAAATCCTTAGTATGTTGCAATGTCCCTAAAAGAATTTTACGCCCACCATCAATTACCCTCGCGTCGATTATTTCAAGCCACCAATCCTCAACTTTTTTTCTCAAGATATCTGTTTGTGAATTAGACAAATCTATAATATCGTCTGCGATTACCCAATCAAGCCTAGCTCCCATTACTGCTCCACCTGTTCCAATAGCAATAATAGTCGGGTCTTTAGACTGATAATTTTCATCTCTCTTAATCATTATTTCTTCGCTTGTCCATTTGCCCGCATCATCTTTTTTAGTAGGCTTGTGCGGAATAATATAATCGCTAAAATCCTCTTTAAATCTTGGATTGTATTCTATATGCCATTTGATAAGTCTTAAAAACCCTCTTGCTTGTCTGCCTGTATTCGAAAGTATACATCCTTGAGAATTTCTATCTCTGCAAATAAACCATAAAGGCAATACAGTGCTGAACCAAGTTGACTTAGCATGTTCGACAGGCACATGTATTATTATGTTATTATTAATCATTGCTTGTTCCAACATGTAATAATGATGATTAGCTGTGTCACTATCCCATTTTCTGGTATATGGTTTAATGTAATATTCTCCAAATAAAGATGGATTTTGTAAGACTATTTTTTTTCTTGTTTCTTTATCTAATTTAGCAAGTTTATTTCTAAATGCAATTGTAGTTGGCTTAAGTAAATATTTTTCTGGTAGCTTTGAATGTTGCTTATGTTTAACCTTTTCTTTAATCATTGTCATAGTCTTTCAATAATTCGTTGGCTTGCTCTAATGCGTTTATTGTTTTTAATATGCTTTTCTCTGTTAATCCATTACCTTGATCCTGTTTGCCGGATTCTTCGTTTCGCTGTTCAATCCCTCCAACCACAATATTATCCTCAGAGTCAATTTTTTTGCTGCACGCAATTAGTTTATCTAATATAGTAATTAATTTAGTTAATGATATATTATCGCCTTTTGATTTGCTAATAATTCGATCGACTAATACAGGTATTTCCTCCCATAGTATATTCTCAAAAATTTTTTGCATATAGCTTGTATCTTTAGACAGCTTAGATTCATTTATATTATTTTGGCTATTTATGCTAAAATCATAATCTCTAATTTTATCTAATAGCTCTTTTTGCTTATATAATTGAGGTATAAATAATTTATGCTCTTTCAATATTTCAAAAGTTATGTCATGCTTACTTTTGATCTGGGCATAAATTATAAATTCTGATTGTCCTGTATATAACTGTACGTCGTAGTTTTGTATTTTATTTTGACAAAGCTTGCATTTAAGCTTGTGTTGTAGTAATTTTTCGTTATTATCCATAAGCTTATTATAATATTTTTGCAAAGAAAAAACACCTTATCAGGTGCTGTAAAATTTAATGCTTATTATTAATCATCGTCAAAGTCTTGATTTATATTTGCAGCCTTTTCTATTTCGCTTTCACCACAACAATCATCCATATCTTCTTGTTCAAATCTCAAATAAATTTTCTTAGCAATACTTTGATATTTTTCTTTAGGTATTTCTTTCTTAACTAATTTCCATATATCATCACAAAAACTTATTGCGCACCATCCCATTATTTATCACCTACTAACAATTTCAAAATAGTATCTTTCTCAAGCTTCTCAGGACTCAAATCAATATCGCAGTCCTCGGCTTTATCAACTAATACTGCGCCGGCATTAACTAAAATTTCATTTAAACTAATACTGTTACTGTAAAAATTAAACAAATATTTTCTTGCGTATTCAGAATAATAATTATTATTGCTAGTAATACTATTACCAATCTGCGTTTCACAAAAATAAAATCTACTTTTTTTGTCATCTGTCAAAGCTAGCCCAATCATTTTTTGCTTACAATTTATTTCACAATTTGCAGAAACTAATATATTATTTGGGTCAATCATATAGTTTATAGGCAAATCGTTTAGTTTCTCTTGAGCTACAATTATTTTATATGGTACATTTACATCTTTGTCATAATAACCTATATTATAAAAATTTAATAAGACTAAATTATTTTCATTAGACTGATTTTTGACATAAAATAATTCTGTTGCTCCATCTCTAGCATCGGTCATATCTCCACTAAACAATATATCATTGTCGCTGCTTCTATATTGCCCGTCCCAACCATATTTTCCGTTTATACTAGTCATTGATAAGTCTAAATCAACTGAGTCAGACGTAATATTATCCCAATATACACCAAATATCATATCTTTATCTATCTCAACATATGATCCTGAAGGTATGTTGCCAGTAAACTGCTTTTCTGTTGCCGGTAATGTATATGTCATGTATTTTGGAATAAATATTTTTTTGCCTTTTACTATTTTTTCTATGTCAGATATTATTGTATGTAAAACAGGTTTATATAATAAATTTGCCTGTTCATTATTTTTATATACAAACTCTTTTGCATAGCTTTTGCCATTTCTAACTTTATACAAAATAGAATCTATGTTTGTATTTGATCTATATTTCAATGCATATGCAAGTCTTATTTTCCTAAATATATTTACTTTTGAAAGTTCGTTTAATAATTCAGCTATATCAATTTTATCGTTATCCTTATATAGCTTAGCTGTTAACATATTTAAATAATCATCTTTCATTGGCTTATGAAGTTTAACGGCCCATCTTCTAATACTATTAATAATCCTTTTAAGTTCATCATTTTGTCTAAATGCTAACCACAATGGTTTAAATCTATAAAATATTTCTGCTAATTTTTCGTAACCAACTTTATTATTGTATTGCTTGAATAATCTGGTTAACTCCAGGGCC